GCATCAGCGGGCGACACCAACAGGCAAGGTCGCAACCCCGCAGCTCTCCCGCGTCGACGCTCGTAAAGACCGCTGGCGATTCGACAGCGGTCCGAAATTGAACATTTTTCGTTCGATGGTACGCGCCATCTCTCGAAAGCTCAGAGCGACCTCCGCAAGCCGGTGATCGTGCTTCACGTCGTCATAGCTTCGTTCAGCCATGGGGTGATCCTCCCTGACGCTCTACCGAGGCGGCTATGGGCGGATCGTCTGGCGCATCCGTGGGGCCAGCCGCGAGGTAGCGGTCGAGAGCATCGTCATGTTGCTCGCGGCGCAGTCGCGGTCGGCACCATTGAATAAGACGACGTAGCCATGCCGCTTCCTTTTCAGCGGCGACCGCCCGGTGAACCTGCTCTTCGCAGCGGTCGACCGGAGGAGACTCTGGCTCCTCAAGCGCCAGCCGCGCCTTGGCCGTGGCATCGGCGATCGTCGCATCATCATTTCCGGCGAACCTGGCGCACGCCTCAAATCGCCGTATCATATTGGCGAGAGCCGCCTTGCGCCGCGCGCTATGCGCTTCCGCCTCCCGTCGCCGCTCGACCTCGCGGGTGTTGGCTTCCGTGCGTCCCGCAGTTTTGGCAGCGTCAAGCGCTTCTGCGACATGGGCTGATGATAGATAGCGATCCGGGTCTTTCCCCGTCAGACGCCGAGCTTCTGTGCGCGCCCATTCAGTTGCCATCTCCGCTACTCCGCTGCGCTGGGCTTTTCGGCGTCGGCTTCTGGGGGCGCGCGGCCGGCGAGGATTACCAGCGGCCCGATCTGCACGAAGAGCCGCCACCCGTAGTAGCGCGCCTCTCCGCAGGAATGACCTCCCGCCAAGACAAGGACAGAACCCACTGCGCAACCTGGAATGAGCGCGCGGCGCACCGCGTCGACCAACGTGGAGCGGCCGACAGTCCAGGTATGCTCGGTATCCTCGGCTCCTCCGTAAATATGGAGCCAGGTATCCAGGCGCGGGGTGCCGTCCCATTTGGGGAGGCAGGCGAGGTAGGCTTGGATGGGGATTGTCATCAGGTTTCTCCACATTCGATATCGGAAAACGAAACGAAGGCGATACCGGAGTTGTTAAACATCTTACGAACCTCATTGAGAGTCGCGCCGGAACCGGCATAATCATCTATGATTAGAATATTGCAGCGCGACGCACGCATCTGGCGGATCACGGCCGGGTAGTCATCGCCCAAAGAAGGTTTGATTTCAACGCGAAGGCCGATCGGCTTTTCTATTAGTCCGAAAGCATAACTTACAGGGCGCGTGACATAATGATCCTCTAAAGGTCCTTCAAATCTCACCACTACACTAACGTCAGCTCCCTTTTCTTCAAAAGTCGGAGTGTTGATGCATATCGATTTTTTCAAATTGGTCGGATCGGATTCGAATTTATCTAATTTCTCTAATTCCTTAAAAGAGCGCGTCCTTATCAGTTCTTCCCTGGTCGCCGCGAAATCGGGCAACGGTATATTCAGAAACGCCTTTATCCGGCGAGATAGAGTAAATCCCACGAATTTGCGCACGAACTCGGCGTCTAGGAACCGGGCCTGAAGTCTATTGTGTTCCGGGGTTCCGTCAGTTTCTGCGTAATTATTAATTACGATAGTATGGATATCTGGATAACGCTCACGGAACCAATCTTGGCACGTCAGCCAATTCGCATACTGCGGGTCTGCCGCGAGCGTCTCGACTGGCTTCCCTCTATGTTTGCCGAACGGGATGATCTCGTTCATGTGGATTATCCTTAGAATGGTGGATCTGCCTGCGGGCTATGATCGTCGAGGGGAGGATTGCCGCTAACGGTCACGGTGTTGTTGAACGGATCGGTGAACACCATTAACCACTTGGAGCGTTCGACCTGGGTCTCGCCGCGCACATAGCACCACTGCAAGCGCTCGCCGACGCGCGTGTGTACCCGCTCCCAGCCGGCGGTACGGATCGCCACGCCGAAACGCCGGTTGTCCTCCTGGGTGCGCTGATACCCCGGCTTGTTAATCAGTTTCCACGCGTCGAACGCCGTGATGCGCCCGGATTGATCGCCCAGATATTCTTGCAACATGGTAACCCAAGGGTCTTCGATGCGGTGCTCGGTCTGGACCTCCGCCGCCGCGCCCCACAGTTTCTGGTCGAGCCGTATCGATTCCCCGGTCGCCTCGGCCGCCGACGCCTCACCCCAAAGCTGGTCGCGGTCGCGGCGCAGGGCGTCCAGATCGAAACGGCCCACGCGGATCGGCCAGAACCGGCGATCCTCCGTGTCGCGGAGGAAGGCCGGTTCGTTCGTGCTGCCGAAGAAAACGCACTGACGTTTCGGGTGGCTGACGAACCGCCCGTACGCTTTGCGGGCGTGGTCGGTGTCGCGGCTGAGGAACGCTTTCAAGTGGTCAAGGTCGCTGGTGCGCAGCCCGTTCATCTCAGCGAACTCGACGATCCACTTACCCGACAACTTCTCGATAACCTCCTGATCCCGCGCGTGGAGGGGCAGGGAATCGATGAACCAATCCTTGCGAACGGCCAGGATAGCCAGGGCGCTGGATTTGTTGGTGCCCTGCTTCGGGTTAACGAATACCGTCATCTCGTCGAACTTCTCGCCCGGCCGACGCACGCGGCGGCACGCGGCCACGAGCATCAGGCGCCCTACCGCCGACACGTAACGGTTGTAACGCTCAGCCCGCGCCTCGCCATCTACGGGGTTGTCCTCGGGGAAATCAGACAGGGTTTTCCTCTTCACCTCCCCGTAGTCGAATAGCCAAGAGTCTATTCGACTACGGGCGTCCCAAGCTTCGCGGGCGTCGTTCAGATAGTCGCAGACGGGGTGGTACGCGCCGCTCTCCGCCAGATCGGCGATGACGTCGTACCACATGTCCTTGCTCGGGATGAAGTCGTGTTTGGTTATGAACGAGCTGACCCGAAGGGAATTCGCCACGCTGTCGCTGAGCGGTTGCAACGGCCCGGCGCCGTTCACGTAGGGTTGATCCGAGAATTTGTCGTGCGAGAACCGCAACCCAAGGAGGTCGATACCCTTCCTTATGTTGCGTGGATCGTTGATGCGAATGCCGCCGTCCTCGTTCCTCAGCCAGTCCTCGGCGACCTTGCGGCGCACCTTGTCTATCTGCCGCTGCGCCTCGCGGGCCGGGGTGGGCTTCGCGCGGCAGTGCGCCGATGACGGATACTGGGGGTCCAGGATAAAGGGGGTTATCTCCGCGTCATTCCACCCGAGACGTACTAAGCTGGCCACGATAAATAGGACCAGGCGAGAACGGTCTCCCATATAAGCCGTGGTGTCGCCGGTCTTTATTGCGCGCTGGAGTTTCCGCGACAGCGAACCCAATTCCCTCGGACGATGGTGGATTATCGTCCCGTCCTCATCGGGCTCATCCTGATCGTCGTCTTCCGCGGCAGTCGGCAAATCGATAAAGTCGTCGGCCAGGCGCGGGACGGGATCGGTAGCGTAGGACCAACGGGCCGACCAATCGGCCGAAACGATCGTTGCCAACGTCGGAAGACGGCCGGGATGCTTCGCGAGCTTCTTCGCGTTGGGGATATTTATAGTACCGGGGACGCGAAGTATGCGATTGACGTTGAAACAATGGTCACCGGATATCTGTTTCTCGATCTCGCGGTTCGTCGCCTCCACGCGCTCGATCCACTCGTCGGCCGGTAGCCGCTCGGTCAGACGCCAAAGGGCTTGGTATCCGCCACCGGAGAATACCAACAGATGGGGCGCAGGGCGCAGCGCCTGTATGCGGAAGAGGAGGCGGTTTAGATTTTCCTGGGTGGTGGGCTGCCCGTCGGGCAGGTCGAGGTCCACGTGGATAAAATTTATAAAAACGATCTCGGTCTTCTTCGGATGCTTAGCGATCGTCGGGAGCGGCGTATTGGGGGAGTAATATATGTTGGCCCGACCGTGGCGTTTCTCCAACCAATCGCGCATCGCGTCGAGTCTGTTGAGAGTGAACCGTTCGAACTTAAAGCTGTTCTCGTCGGAAGCGTACAGCCACCACGGCCCCTCCGGAGAGAGGTCGGTTAGCCAGCCGACGGCTACGTCGGTTAATGCCACGCGGGCGCGCTCCGCCGCTTACGCGGTGGCTAGGGCAGGTTCGGTGACGGGTTTCAGCACCCACAGCGCGCCGTCGACGGTGGTGCGCTGGCGGATAAAACGGTGCGCGTTGGATTCGGGGTCCGCGAGAGGGAAGTTCTCGTGGCGCAGCAACCATCTGGAAAAGACGCGAGGGACGGGATTGTCGGCGAGGTCTGGCGTCAACGTCGTCATTATCTTTAACAGATCGGGATCGCCGTCCAAGGCTAGGCTGACGATCGCGCGCACGGTCACCGGAGTCGTACCGAAAAGATCGTTCCACCGAGCGAGCAGCGCGGCGATTTGAGGATCTTCGATGGCCATAAATCCCTCCCCGATAAGGTGCGAACCCTTTATAGCGGTCGGGGCGCTAAACGTAAATATAAATATATTCGTGGAAGCGTCATCGAGCGTTTTTAGCTAAGTATTTGATATATAAGGAAAGACGTGGAAAATATATATATTAATAGGGGTAAAACGTAAACGCGCGGGGAGGGGGTAAAACGGGGTTTTTAGAGGTTTAGGGGGGTTACTTTGTAAATAGCTAAGCCTTTGATATATAAGAAAAGGGGCCTAAAAAGTTACCCCCGTAACCCTACTTTTAGACCGCGCGTAAAGGGTATTAGGACGGCGTTTAGAGGCACCTACTATATCCGGCGAAATATATATTTAGGTGGAAGAATTTTTAATAACTCTAAAACCTCGTAGGGGCTTTAAAAAGGGGTTATAGGGGTAACTAAAGTTAAAAGGGTATAGTAAATCAATAACTTAGAAGCCGTTACCCCTCTTCGTGGGAGGGGTAACGGTTAAATTAGCTAAGCTAATTAGCTAAGCTAACTAACCCTCCTTTCATCTTACCGGGCTTTCGGTCCCGGGCGTTGGGCGCTATAATAGCCCCTGGCTAGACCTTTCCTCGGGGGAACCCTTTGCCAGAAAAACCATGGCACGTAATCCGCGGCTGGCCGCAGCACGACCGGAAGAACTACGACGCGCTGACCGCTGCCGGGCGCTCGGTCTTCTTCCCCCGGTGGGAGGTAAGCAAGACCCTCCTGGGGAAACGAACGACCGTGATCGAGCGCATGAGCGCCGGCACGTTGTTCGTCCGCTTCCTGGAGGAAACCGCGCACGAGTGGCACGCCGTCAGGGAGCTCTGCGGAGGGGGTATAAGTTTTTTAGGCGGCGAGTACCCTACTAGCGTTTTAGATAGCGCCCTGGAGCCCCTACGGGGTCGGGGGGCCGATCCTACGGGGCTTATGCCTACGCCGACCGAGGACAAGGTCGAGGTGGAGTACAAAGCCGGCGATCTGGTCCGCATAATCGGGCTGTTCGACCCGCCGATCTTGGGTGTAGTATCCTGGTCCGACCGCCACGGCGCGCGGATCGTACCCAAGGCCGGCGCCGGCCTTTTCCGTGAGCTTTACATCCTGCACTCGGCGAGGATGCTGGAGAAGCTTAGCCGAAGGGAGACTAACGAGATGCGTGCGCCGCAGTACGGGCGACGGCGGTTCGCGCAGCCGGCGTTTGAGTTAGCTTAGTTTAGTGACTTAGCTAAGAAAGGTCGTGTACGATGGCTGATTTAGAATACTTGGGGACGTGGGACCTGAATACAGGCGAGGTGACACACACCGAGTCTGCCACCCACGTGCGAGCGGCGCCCGCGGTTGTTGTCGAGCGCGTCGAGGGTGGTGTCTGGCAGTTACGGCTCCTAACGGGTGCCGAGGACGATGCCGCGGCTGGTCTGCGCCCGCTGTCTACCCCTGCGCCAGCGCCGCCCCGCGTGCTGTCCGCTCGGCATGGCCTTCAATGCGTTCATCGGAATAGTGTTCACGACAACACCGGAGAACGTTGGTCGCAATTTACGGGAGTGGCTCAAGCGTCTGACGAGTTAGTTGACATGACTAAGCAATGCACCCACTTCGTAGGCTTCCGCGACCCCCAGCGCTGGGCTAATGCCGTGCTCATCTGGGGCGAGCCCGATATCGTCCACCACGTGTGGGATAACCGCGCTCGGCGGGAAATCGCCGACGGCGACGTGCTCGTGTTCGCGAAGTACGACCCGGAGAAGCCGTCGGCTTACAATTACGACGATAGCAATCAACGCGACGATCCGGCGTTTTGGGAGAGGTAGCTAATGCGTAATGGAAATCACGAGACGTTTAAGGATATCTACGGAATATCGTTCTTTCGGATGGCCCTTCACATCGTGCTATGGTGCCTCGCCTTTAGTATCTTTGGCGGGGCTCTAATGGCCTGGTCGTGGAGCTTATAATGCCCGACTGCGCTCACCAAGTCCTGAATTTAGGCCCGCAAATCCCTCTTCGTTGGGGCTCGTCCCAGACGGAAGTCTGCGCGGATTGCGGCGCGTGGCGGATGCTGCCGCCCGAACGGTTGCGCTATCTCGCGCATTCTTGGGCCTATCGCTGGCGGCTGCCGGATGAGATGGAAGAATGATGCGTCGCGGGATAATGAGCTATAATTTAGGGGGTTTACTTATCCCTTGGTGGGCGGTAAGCTACTCGGGTAGACAGCGGGGGAGGACGCCCCCGTGAGCCACAAGCAGGAGCGCGGCGAGCGCGAGGCGGCCGGGAATGTGGTCGAACTGGCGACGGCGCGAGCGACGGGTTAATCGACTTCGGCGGGGATAGGCCGGCCAGCCGACAAGCGCGATCTCTGCGCGCGCTTCCCCGCCGATCATCGCAGGGCATCGGGCAGAAGGTGTGAACATGGAAGAAGAGTGGATTACCGACGATGCGGCGGTGGAGTGGCAATGCCGGGAGTATGCGATACCGCCCGCCGTGGCCGAGAGCCGTCTGAGGAAGGCGTGGGAGTTGGGCTATGTCCCCATGCGAGAAACTATCACGCGGGTCATAGAGGAGCCCAACGGCGAATTTCGCGGGGAATACATACCGCCGCGGCTCGGGCCGCTCGGTCTGAAACACGAGCCGCGGCTGCACTTCGAGGTACTCCGCTGGCAAATTGAGCAGCTGTTCGGAAAGCCAAAGCCGCCGAGGGCTGCCTCGACAAACCAAAAGCCGGCCCAGGACGCGGTCAATGCGGCGCTGCTCGCCTTTGCGAAAACGCGCGAACAAAAGATCAAGCAGAATGATTCGGACGCGTGCGACATTCGGTATCCCGAGTTGCGCGAGGCGCTTAAGCCCCTCGGCGTCAAATGGGGTCGGGGCCGATATCTCACGTCGTCATCGCTGCGCCGCGTGCGGAAGTGGCCTTTGGATTGGCGGTAGGTGATGACTTGGTACTATCTGAGTTTCGCCGATAGCGACCGCCCTTCCGGCGAGCGTTTCCTGGGGGCGTTAATCCTAGAAGCCTCGGGGGTCGTAGACGCAGCTAGGCGCGCTCATGCGATTGGTGAGAACCCTGGCGGAGAGGTTCTTAGTTGGGAGATTACGGACTTGCCGCCGGAGGAATACCGAGCGCGGTTGCTTAGCAAGGACGATCTGCGCGATATGAACGAGAAGATGGGCTTAGGTCGGGAGTTAACTAACGTGGGCGGCAGGAGCGTTTAGCGGTTAGCTAATAAAACCCTTTACACGGCCTTAGTTTACCGCTATAGAAACCTTGTCGGGCTAATAAGACCTCTTCTTGTGAGGTGCCTTACACGCCGAATGGGTCAGAAAATTCTGTCCCAGCGGGTAGGGGGAGATATCTTTAAAGCGCCGATAAATGCTAAGACCTTCCAATTCTTCACCACCTATACCGAAACCGATGACCTCGCGCACAAGCTCGCGATTAGCTTGTCGGTGCGCTGGTTGTGGTGTTTATCTCACCTTTACCACGTACTCGATAGATCATATAATCCCCAGAATAAGGGGAGGTTCTAATGATCAGAGTAATTTGCAACCGATGTGTCGTTCTTGCAATTCTAGTAAGAATGCTAGAACTATGATCGAGTGGATAAAGGGTAGAAAAGCTCCAGGTAAATGTTTGATCTATTGGAGAGATCGTTTAGATTCTTTACCAGTCGGTCATTCCTACGGCCCTCTCTTAGATAGAAAGCGCAGAGAAAGGGACGACAAAACTGTTGTTTTGTTAGATACGAAGCTTTATCCGTATGGAAAGATCGTTTCACTGCGAAAGGAATTTGTTAAATATAGTGGAGTAGTGGTTTGGTCTGACGGATTTTCTATAAAAGTTTTGTCTCATAAGACTAATAGCATCAAACGTTTTTGGATTTCTGACGTAGATGATACCCAAGAGTATTATCAAGTCGTTCATGAAAATAGTGTTAAACTGAAAGCTGAGCCTAGGGCCGAACGTAAACCCGACTTCGTTAGTGAACGAGTGGCTCGTTATAACGAACTTCATAATAAATTGTTTCCACCAAAAGAAAAGTGTGACGACTTTCGCGCCCCTCAATTTGGTAGGCGCCGTAATCCGGTCCCGCAGTAATGCCCCCCTCAAAACGCCGTCCCGCCCCAGGCCCAAAAGGCAAACTGGTCCGCTACACCGCCCCCGGCGCGACGACGCTCCGCCTTCCCCGCGAGCTCGACGCCGTGGAGCGTCGGTTCCTGGACGAGCTGATGATAGACATGGAGCCGCCCGAGGCGGCGATCCGCGCCGGGCTGCCGAACCGGTCCGACGGCGCGGCGTTGCTGAAACGCACGCACGTTCACCACGCGTTCATGGCCCGCCTCCGGGGCCGGTCGGACCGCGTCGGGGTTACGCAAGACTACGTCCTTCGACGCTGGCTTCTGCTGGAGCAGGCCGACCCCCGCGAGCTAAGCGAACACTGGATGGTCCCTTGTCGCCATTGCTGGGGCCACGATCATTCTTACCAGTTCGACGACGTAGAGCTTCGCGAGGCGACCAACGCGCACCGTATCCGTCAGATGAAGCTCCCTGAGCACGAGCGCATCGAGTTCGATGACCAGGGCGGTGGTGGTTATACGATCAACCGCGACCCGTGTCGCGGTCCCGATTACGCCGAATTTATGCAGCGTGTAGCGAGCCTTCGAGGTAAACCCGAGGCGGAAGTGGAAACCACGTGCGATCACACGTGTCCTAAATGCCATGGTCACGGCGTCCCGCACATCGTCTTCCACGACACGCGAAAGCTAAGCCCGACCGCGGCGCTGCTGTACAAGGGCGTCCGGGTCACCGCCAACGGTTACGAGATGATGATGCGGGACCAGGACGCGGCCCGCGAGATGATCGCCAAACACCAAGGGTACTTCATCGATCGCAAGATGCTCGTGGTGAGCGACGTTAGACAGATGAGCCAAAAAGACCTAGATGCAGCCCTTTCCGCTCAGATTGAATACCTCGGGGCTATCCCGGGAGTTGAGCGAGTTGACGTACTCGACGAAGCTTCTGTGGGAGGAGAGCCAGCGCCGGAAGACGCTTGAGACGCCGAACGCGCGGTGGATCGAGCGTTTCGGCGGTCGTCCGCGCGAATTTATCGGCGAGATAATCGGTTTCGAGTGGTACGAAGACGGTTGGATCGGCTGGCGTTCGTTCGTGGCTACGGTTTTCGCTGAACCGCTCGACGCTGACGAGCTTGAGGTCTACCAGCACTGCACGGGGCGGATTAGTCCGCCTGCCGAGCCTAGCCTGGAAGTGTGGGAGCCGGTCGGCCGCCGTGGCGGCAAGAGCCGGGTGCTTGCGCTGATCGCGGTCTATCTGGCGGTATGCGTCGATTGGACGCCGCACCTATCGCCGGGCGAGCGCGGTCACATAGTGGTCCTCGCGGCGCAGCGCAAGCAGGCCGCGGCGATTATGGATTACGTGAAGGCGATACTCAACGACCCCCGCCTTCGGCCGCTGGTGAATCGCGACCTTTCAGAATCGATCGATCTGGCGGGGTCGGTTCGGATCGAGGTCGTCACGGCGTCGATAAGCGCCGTCCGGTCGCGCACCGTCATCGCTGCCCTGTGTGACGAAATAGCTTTCTGGGAAAGCGAGGAAGCTAGCGCCAACCCAGACGCCGAGATATTGAACGCACTGCGCCCCGCTATGGCGACGATCCCGCGTGCGATGCTGTTAGCGGCCTCGTCACCCTACGCGCGCCGCGGCGCGCTGTGGGAGGCGTTCTCCGATCACTACGGCAAGGACGACGGACCACTGGTCTGGCGTGCCGACACGCGGACGATGCACCCGTCGGTTACGCAAGCGTTCATCGACGAGGAGTACCGCAAGGACCCGATATCGGCCGCCGCCGAGTACGGCGCGGAGTTCCGCGCCGACGTGGCGGCGTTCATATCCCGCGAAGCCCTGGATCGGGTAATCGTCGAGGGACGCTTCGAATTGGCGCCAATCTACGGCACCCAGTACCACGCTTTCGTCGATCCTTCGGGCGGCATGGTAGATTCGTTCACCCTCGCCATATCCCACCGCGAAGCCGACGGGAAGGTCGTGCTGGACCTGCTCCGCGAGTCGCGACCGCCGTTGAGTCCGGAGATGGTCATCGAGGATTTCGTGGCAATCCTCAAATACTACCGGGTCGGATCGGTCCGCGGAGACCGCTACGGCGGCGAGTTCCCGCGCGAACAGTTCCGCAAGCGCGGCATCCAGTACGAGGAATCTGAGCTGAGCGCGTCCGATATCTACCGCGAGTTCCTGCCGATCATCAATACGGGCCGAGCCGAGTTGTTGGATCACCATCGCATGTATTATCAGATACTTGGCTTGGATCGTCGCATTTCGCGCACTGGGCGCGATTCGATAAGTCACCCGGCTTCCGATCACGACGACGTGGCCAACGTCGCGGCCGGCGCGCTCGTGATGGCTGCTGGCCAGCAGGCGGTGGTCTTCAGTAGTGAGGTGGTCCGTCAACTCGCGGCTGGCGGCACTCGGTTCAACGCGGCGCACGTTCAGCGGTTGCAGGGTAATGCGTAGGTATATCCCATCCTCGCCTTCGGGTCGGATAGGATAATGGCTGAAGGTAACGTTCTGTCGTTCACGAGGGACATGGTCCACCGTCTCCGGACGGCTGCGCGCAGGCCGTCTCCAGGCGTGGCTTCGTTGTCTAAGAACCCCTACGCCCTCCCGGCCTTCCCTCCGGGTGTAGCTCCGCCAGGCTTCGCGAACGATAGCGCCGTCGAAGCCCGCGCTACCTGGGCGAACGACGACGCGAGCTTGAACTTGCAAGCCTCCGGCACGTTGTCCCAGTACAATCTGGCGTGGGCCAACGGCTACGGTTTCCTGGGCTATTCGTATCTGGCGCAGCTTAGCCAAGTTTCGGAGTACCGCCAGCTGGTCGGGACGACCGCCGAGGAGCTTACCCGCGAGTGGGGCGAGATCAAGGCGACCGGCGACGGCAAGAGCGAGAAGGTCAAGCGACTTACCCAGATATTAAACGACGATCTGGGGATGCAGGAGCAGTGCAAGGCTTATGCCGAGCAGGACGGGTACTTCGGGGTCGGACATCTTTACCTCGATACTGGCGACACCGATGACCTGGACGCGCTGACCAAGTCGATTGGCGACGGGCGCGACAAGATCAGCCTGAACGCGCTGCCCAAGCTGAAGGCCGTGCGTCCGGTCGAGGCGCTGTGGTGCTACCCGGACAGCTACGACACGACGAACCCGCTGCGCGAGAACTGGTACAAGCCGCAGCAGTGGTACGTCAACGGCATCCGGACGCACGCCACTCGACTGCTCACGGGTTCGACGCGTCCGGTGCCGGATATCTTGAAGCCGGCCTACGCCTTCGGCGGCCTCGCGCTGACGCAGCTCGCGAAACCCTATGTCGAGAATTGGATACGCACGCGCCAGTCCGTTGCCGATCTGATCTGGCGGTTCACGGTCAACGTACTCGCGACCGATCTGTCGACGCTGCTCCAAACCTCCGGCGCCGCCGACGATATTTTGAACCGCGTAAACGCGATGAACGCGGTGATGAACAACAATGGCACGCTGGTCATCAACAAGGGCACCGAGGATTGGAAGAACGTTTCGGCCCCGATCGCCGGTCTCCACGAGCTCCAGGCGCAGGCGCAGGAGCAGCAGGCCGCGCCGGGGCGCACGCCGCTGGTCAAGCTGCTTGGTATCACCCCGTCCGGCCTGAACGCCAGTTCTGACGGCGAGTTACGGGTCTACTACGACACGATCCGCGGCGTGCAGAAGTCGCTGTTGACGCCGATCATCAAGAAGGTGCTCGACTTCGCCCAGCTCACCGAGTACGGCTTTATTGATCCCGAGATTACTTGGGAGTGGCACCCGCTGATGCAGCTCGACGCCGAGCGCAAGGCGACGTTGCAGAAGACCCGAGCGGATACGCACTCGGTTTACGTGGAGCTTGGGGCGATCACCCCCGAGGAGGTCCGCACCGCGCTTTCCGCTGACCCAGAGTCGCCATACTCGGGACTCGATCTGGACGAGACCCAAGACGAGGGCGGCTCGCTCGAAGACGGTGAGGCCGAGGCGTTTGGCACCGAACTCGCGGAACATATCCACGTTATGCAGACCGGCACGCCGGCCGAACGTTTGGCGGCTAAGGCACAGGCTATAGCGTGATGGATGGCGCCGTCTTAATCATCGTAGCGCCGATCGCGCGCTCGGAGGCGTTCGGCCGCAAGGGCTTCACGGCGGTCCGCACCAACGGGCTCGATCGCACGATGTTTATGCGCTTTAACGACGAGGACGCCGCGATGATCGCCGGTCGCAAGCTCGACGTTATCTGGTCGGTGGAACAATGCCCCGCCCGATGAAGCCGTTCACGCTGGAAGAGGATGCGCTCCTGCGCCGCCAGTACGGGCGCATCGCGATCCGTCGGATCGCGATGGCGTTGCATCGTCGGATGCAGAAGATCGACGAACGCGCGGCGGCGCTTGGTCTGAGCCGGGAGCGGCAGGCGCGAAATCACATCCATTCGCCCGCGCCGCGAGTGAAGATTAGGGCATCCGCGCCGTTGCCGGTCATCGAATCGTTCTTTATCCGTCAGCCCACCCTCGCGCAGCTTATGGCTGGGAGATGATCCCCCAGGACCGCAGAAACGAGATCGCTATCGCCGTTCGTCAGTTAGGTAGCGAATTGCGTGCGATTTACGCGGAAGACGCGGAGTGGGAAGAGGGCAAGCATCCTCGCGGGCAACCCGGTAACGCGGGGCAGTTCGGTAAGGGCGGTGGTTCTTCTAGTTCTAAGAAACCCGTAACCTCTCGCCAGACGATTCCGGTAGCGAGCCCGGCGAAGCAGAGGGAATCGGCTAAGGGTCTCGTCGGCTTCCTGAAAATAGTGGCGAGCATCCAGGAAAGTTCCCATCTCCCGAAGGGGATGACGGCTCCGGCGCGGTTCGTGTTGAAACACGGTCGTCAGTTCATAGCCGACGATCTAACTTACGCTGGCAAGCGCGGCAAGCCGCAGCAGTGTTACGCGAATGCCGGTCGCGAAGCGCTGGATAATTCAGGCAAGACCTACGTCGAAGGTTACGTCCTCGTCCACGGCGTCCCGATCGAGCACGCATGGCTCGTAGACGGTGAAGGTAAGGTCCAGGACCCGACGATTCGCGACGGGCGCGGGATAGACGGGTACTTCGGCGTCCCGATCAAGACCGAGTACCTTCGTGAGCAGATACTGAAGTCCGGGCATTGGGGTGTCTTCGGGCACCTCGGAACGCACGACCCACTGACCGACGATCCGCGCAAGGTTGTCAAGCGTGGGCTCGGCGAAGGGTTGCCGGAAAGCTTGGGGCCGAAGAGCGCGGGTCGCGATTCGGCGTCCAGATTGCTCGAAGAATATGGCGAGAACACGACCAGCGAGGCGCTGATCGCTAAATTGCCGGCGGAAGTCGGTAAGGCGGTTCGCCAAGCCGAGCATCGGTTGAGTGAAAGCGTACCGACCGACGCGCCGGTATCGAAGGGCGGTTTCAAGAATCCGTCGGATGGTTCCTACACCGAGGAACGCCAGAAGCTCCACGACGAGATCATTGCCGCCATCTTCTCCGACGAGGCGGTGCGTCGCGCGACGCCGAAGAAGGGCGAAAAACCAACGTTCACGATGATCGGTGGCCGTGGCGGCAGCGGTAAGAGCTACTTCTCGCAGGCCGGTATCGTCGATGAGAAGCACACTCTGAAGCTTGACAACGACGAGATCAAGGCGATGCTCCCCGAGTACCGCGGCTGGAACGCCTCGATGCTCCACGAGGAGGCGAGCGATCTTTTCGAGCGGGCCGATCGCCTCGGCCGCGAGTTGGGTTTGAACGTAGCGCACGACGCGACGATGAAGACATACGAGAGCGCAGCGCGCCGTCTGGACGCCTACAAGGCTAGCGGTTACGCGTCGCGCGGCCTATATATGTTCTGCCCGCCCCAGGAGGCCGCACGTCGCGCCCTAGGGCGCTTTATGCAAGCTCCGGCGAAGGGCGCGCCCGAGGGTACGACCGGTCGCTACGTCGCGCCATCGTACGTGCTGAGCAGCACGACTAACGAGGCGTCGTTCGACGCCTTACGGGACGATTTTGACGATTGGAGCATCTATCGCTCCTATGGCCACAAAGGCGACACGCCGGAGAAGATGGCAGAGAAAGAATGAACGACGAACCCAGATCCAAACTCGGACCGATCCCGCCGGAGGATTTCGACGGCGAGCCGACGTGGCGCGACGACGAAGACCTCGACGTGAGCAGCCCTGGGTGGAAAGAAAAAGATGCCGCGCTCGTGGCGCGGCTGAGGAAGGCGAGAGAAGGTCTGTAGGGTTAGACACATTAGAGATGTTTCATTTGCCTGTCTTTTCCTTGAGAGCATTGATTAGGGCATCGGCGTAACCTGCCACTGGAATGAGTCCGGTAGCCCAGCGGTTTACGACCGAGGCCGAGACCCGAGCGTACTGCGCGAACCACCTCTGGGTTTTGCCGAGCACCTTAAGCTCGGCGCGGAACTCGTCCGCGGTCACCGCGCGAGCCCCTGGACCGCTCCGCCTCGGCTGACCGACTTGCCCTTCTTGAGGAAGGTTAGGCAAGCCTGGAGCCGAAGCCAATCTTCCGGCGTGTTACGCCAGGTCATCATTGAGAGGGCGAGTGCCTGTTGCGCGCACCCGAAACCGGGAGACGCGAACTTCCGCGCCGCCTCGACGGTCATGTTGGTAACGCCGGTATAGTTTTCGACATCTTTGAGTTTCATGCGTTTCATCTGGTAGACTCCTTCGGGCTAGGGTAGTGGTTCGCCGCGCTGTTCGTCGGCTACGGCCTTGATAAAAGTACTATCCGCATCGAGCGTTGGCTCGTACTGGATCAGATTTGCGATCCGTATCTTGACGCCAGCGCGGAAAAGGTTATCGCTGCGGTTGAATTGCCTACGAGCGAGGGCTAGGGCGCTATCGTTGGTCGTCGGGCCGTATATCGTCATCACTTGCTCCTACCTCCTTGGCTAAACCGCCAGTAACTTGGCGGCCAGGGCGAAAAGGGCCATCGTCAGAAGTCCGCAGACCGCGACCGTCATGGCAACCTCCTTTTCCGGGGAACCGGCCTCAACCGGCAATCTATATATAGGCCGCGCGCCTATATAAGTAAAGCCCTAAAAGCGGCGTCCCGCCTATTTATTTTGGAGACCTACAATCCCGCTCACTTCCAAAGGTCAGTCGATCCTAGACGCCATGCAACGCTCTTATGGAGCTAAGCGCGGCGAGCAGGTCTTTTACGCTTCCAAAAATGCCGGAAAGATCAGCGGCGTAGACGCGGCGGACATGGCTGGCCCGGAGTGGGATGAACTCGACCGTCTGTTCGGCGAGTGGATCAAGGAGGAGCGTCAGGAGCCGGAGCACGCCGAGGACCGCGTGATGGGCGCGGTAACACGGTTCTTCGACAAGATCACCGGGTTCATCGCGCCGAGGTTGGCTAAGGACGCCGCCGACCCTTCCGGTAAAGCAGCTTCCGTCCTGTTCATGAGCCCAGCCGGCAAGGTTCTGCTGCTGAAACGCTCCCCGACCGATGACTACCGCGCGGGCGAGTGGGGCTTGCCCGGCGGGAAGGCCGACGGCGAAGAGACGGCCGAGGACTGCGCTGCGCGGGAGACGCGCGAAGAGGTCGGCGATTGCGCACTTGACGATATGTCGCCCCTCCACGCGCAGAAGACCCCAATGGGCTGGGATCATACGACGTTCCTGGTCCGCGCTAAGGACGAGTTTTCGCCTAGGCTTTCCGAAGAACACACGGAGCACCAATGGTTCGCGCCGGACGAGATGCCCGAGCCGAGGCACCCAGCGTTGGATGATCTGGTCGCTAAGGCTCGGGCGAAGATGGCAGAGGATGCTGAACAACAACGTGATAACAGCGGTAAGTTTGCTTCAGCTTCGCATCATATTTCGATGGGCGCTAAGCAAAGAGTATCGCCGAGAGCGGAAGCGTACGGGGTACAGCCCAGGAAGCTCCTCATTCGAGGGGCTATGGCCGCGCACGAGACGGCGCGTACTGCGCACGAGGGCTATCGGCTAAATCGTTTCAAGAAATCCGAAGAAGCTAACGCCAAGAGCGATGGGCTTGGCGTTTCTTCTGGTCGGGCTAAAGACGAATTCCCAGAGACTAAGGAAGAACACGAAGGTCATCTCCCCACTTCCACCCGCACCGAGATAGGTCGCGTAAACTCCAAGCAACGCGAATCGCTCCCCGAGAGCGACTTCCTGCTGCCGGATAAGAAGAAATACCCGGTGAAGAAGGACGGCAAGTACGATCGTGATTTGCTTTTGGCCGCGGCGCGCCGAGCCCGTATGCACGGACGCACCGATTTAGCGCGCCGGGCGGATGAGATTCGGGGGAGGGAGTTCCCTAGAGCTAAGGACGCAGGAACTGCGCATGATCCTAGTAACGGACAATTTACTTCGTCTGGTGGGACCGTAACTCTAAAAAGTGGACACATCGCAACTCGCGGCCCTGTTTCCTCTCAAGGGGAAAAGAAATATACGGTTAAAGAACCAACATTCTTTGGTAAAAAAGGTGTTCATCCTTCTATCCACAGTATTACTCACGGTCCCTCTGGTGAAGTAATAAACCATAATAGTGAACAACAATATAAAGGAAAAACCTCGGTTACTGAATATCCTTTAGATAAAAGCGAACGATTATTTAGTACCATGCATAATTCTCTTAGGGCTGCAGAATCTAAGGATAAAATCCCCGGCGGCGACACCGCGCTGGTCCTAGCCGCAGATCGCGCGCCGGGGCGTATCCACCTGATCCTGGACAGCCGGCAGGTTGGGGGCGTGGCTTTCGATAAGGAGACCGTGCGCAAAGTCGACCACGACGGGCGGTTGCGGGTTTCGGTGGCGAATATCAGCAAGGCTGCGGTGAATCCGTATCTGGGCTCTGAGATACCTGAATGGGAAAATCTTTCGCTTGATCCTAAAAAGGTGTATCGCCTTTATAGAGATCCAGAAGAAATTTCCAAGGCGGTTGATACCGCAAATAGTATTCCGATCTTGGACGAACACAAACCTTCGACCGCCGAGGACCATCCGACCGATTTGGTAATCGGCTCTACTGGGTCAGATGCAACCTTCGACGCTCCGTTTTTGCGCAACTCTTTGGTATTCTATACCAAAGACGCAATCGATGATATCGAGAATGACGATCGTCGTCAGCTCAGCGCGAGCTATCGCTATGACGCAGATATGACGCCAGGGGTTACGCCGGAAGGCGAAGTCTACGATGGTGTGATGCGCGCGCTACGATTCAATCACATTGCGCTTGTTGAAGACGGGAGATGCGGACCTTCCGTTATGGTCGGCGATTCAGCGTTGCCTCGTAAGCAGTTTATTCGTCCGGGGTTTCGTTGGTCGGATCTTTCTTGGATGCGCGTTTAACTGAGCCCCACGGACGGCGAGGGGCGCTTCCTGCAATTTTACCGATTTCGCTTAAACGTTCTTTACCTACAGTCTTAGCCCGTTTACGGGCGGCGTCACTATAGGATTCAAATGTCCTAGATTCTGCCGCTTTTAAACCGGCGCGCCGCGCCATTTCCTGGCGTTGTTCAGGGGTACGCGAAGCATGGAGTGCTGTTACAGCCTTGCTGGCTAGTTCTTTCCGTTCTTCTGGAGTTCTTGACGCATTTGCCTTGGCTACGCCCTTCTTTCCGTTTTCGCTAAGTTGTTCTGTAGTGAGCTTAGCTATTCCGCTCCGCTTATAGTTTTCTGATCTTTCTTCTGGAGTAGTAGAAGCTAAGTACGTTTCTAGCATTTTCTTAGCTCGTTCCCTTTTCTGTTCTAGTGTAGTTACTAGTGAAGCAGCTTTTCCACCTAGGATTCCGTTAGCTCTTCGTTGTTCTGGAGTAAACGAGGCCAGCGTCTTAGTCATTCTTTCGGCCCGTAAATTTCGCTCATCGTCCGATATTTCACGTTGTCCGCGCCGCTTAACTCCTTCCGGCCCTAGTGTCGCTATCGATTTCCGAGCACTAGCACTTCTCTCTTCCGGCGTTCGCGAAGCGTGCCAAGCCCGAATACGCTCGCTACTAGGCCCGTTTCGTTTGTCGGTCAGGTTTACGAGAGGGCCGTTAGGATGACGTCCGATGGCTTTTATTAGAAGACCCTCAAGCGTAAAAGCGTCGCCTTCGTTCAAGTTTTCTTGAACTTTTATCTTTGGGATTTCTCCCATTACCGTCCAGGTCTGTTCGATGAACTCGTTCTTCATCGGGTTATTCGGATCGGTGCTTTGTTCGTGTCCTAACCACCTGTTGCCTTTACCCTTTCCGACATAGCGCGGGGTGCCGCGCCAATCGAACAGGATATAGGTGTAGTAGATGGTACGGGAATCGAGTTTCTGCGGCATCTTGCCATGCTCCCGCCAAGGAATGACGCGGCAACTTCCTTGGCAAGAAAGAAGGCTTTCGGGCTGCAGACCCTAGCCGCGTCGATAGAGATTATAGCCCGTAACCCGCTGAAAGTAAATCGAAAGATGTCTGGAGACTCCGCCATGCCGAGCAAGCTATTCGCCCGCGAGGGTTTCCGCTGGGCCGATATGGCGGGGATGGCGCAGGACGAGATTAAGCACGATCCACATTCTGGCCAGTTTACTTCAGGCCAGTCTGAGGCGCACACCCATCTTACTGAAGCTGGGCATGAGCATAAAGGTCGAGACGATAAAACCGGGTCGCACCACTACGAACACCCAGTATCTAAGTTAAAGACGGAAGTTCGTTTGAATGGAAGTGCGGGTATTAGCTCGCCACCACTTACAAATTATAAGAAAACCTCGTCCAAGAACTCTGGCCCATCATCCGGGGCCGGCCGAATTACGCCAGCTATAGCAAAGAACATTGCAGAAGGGCGGTTGGGTTGACCGGAAAAGTCCGCTCCGTTTCCATGAAGAAGATCGGCAGTTACTCGGCCGACCTTCTTCATGGAAATCACCGCTAAACCCCCACCGCGTGGGTCTTCTAACGCGGCGACAACCACATCGTAAGGAAACCGACGACATGGCTAACAAGCCCGTAAAGTTGTCGCCCGCAGCCCGTGAGCTCCGCGGCGCATTGACCATCTACCTGGCCCCGCGCATGGCGGCCGACACGAAGCTCCCGAACCTCGGCGACATCCTCAAGGGTGCCCCGAAGACGAACCGCATCACCCAGCGGACGGGCATCGCCACCGCGATCCAGGCCGCCGTGGCCGGTCGTCTGGCGCAGGACGCCGACGTGGACGACGTGATCGAGGTCATCGAGGCCGCCGAGAAGCTCATCGACGAGGCGTCGGAGGGCGAGGGCGGCGGCACCGAAGACCTGAAGGCGAACGCCGCGATCCCGATGGAGGAATCGGACGCGCGCGCCGCTAAGCCGGGCCAGGACGACGATGACCCGGACGAGGAAGTCGACGACGACGAGGCGCGCGACGACGATCCGATGATCGCGAAGGTCAAGGAGTTCTGCGCGGGGAAGATGTCGCCTGAGGATTGCGCCACGCTGGAAAAGATCATGGGCGAAGGCATGAGCGCCCATGACGAGATGGTGATGAAGAAGGGCAAGGGCGCGATGCCGGAGAACATGATCGACAAAAAGGCGATGGACAGCGCGATCGGCGCGGCCCTCGCGGCCAACGACGCGCGGCACACGTCCATCGCCAACGCTCTGGCGAAGGTTCGCCCGGCCGTCGGCGAAATCCGCGCGGCGTGCGATTCGGCCCCGGCCGTGTTCCGCAAGGCGCTGGAGATGAAGGGCGTCGCGGTCAAGGACGTGCCGGACGCCGCGTTGGAGCCGTTGTACGACGTGGTTGCCAAGGTATCAAGCGCCCGCTCCGTGCCTTTGGCGGCGGACCGCGCGCTGTTGCCGGCCGGCGTCCCGGCTCCCGAAGACTTCTTCGCTGTCAGCGCGGCCTAACACCAAGAGGAGATTGCCACGATGGCACAGATCAGTCAGGCTTTCCAGTCCCAAGTCAACCAAGTTCCCGCGCCGGGGATGGAGGGGTCGCCGGCCAGCTTCAATCCCACCTATTATTATCCCGCTGGGCCGTTCGGCATGATCGCCGGCAACGACGGCGCCAACGACGGTGGCGTTCTCGTCGGACGGTTCGTCTGGGCCGACTACACGTCGGTCGACCTCGACAACCAGCCGACGATCGTCAACAACTACGGTACGGGCGTTCCGCTCGGCATCATCGGGAACCATCTTCAGGGGCTGATCTCGGTTTTCCTGAAGGAAGCCTCGCTGCTGCTCCCCACGGGGCTCCCGTGCGCGGTGATCACGGCCGGCGACCGTTGGGTCGTCAACCGCGGTTCGACCCAGGCGCTGATCGGTCAGAAGGCTTATGCGACCTTCGCGGACGGCTCAGTCAGCTTCGCGGCGACCGGCTCGCCGTCGACCGGCGCGAGCGGCGCCACCTCGTCGATCGCTGCCTCGACTTTCTCGGTCACGGGTTCGATCAGCGGTGACGTGATGACCGTCACGGCCGTCGGCTCCGGCACGATCGTCAAGGGTGCCACGCTCAGCGGCACGAACGTCGCTACCGGCACCAAGGTCGTCACCCAGCTAAGCGGCACGGCCGGCGGCGTCGGCACCTACTCGGTCAGTATCGGCGAGCAGGCCGCGCTCTCGACCACGATCACCGGCGCGTACGGCACCCTTACGCTGGGCACCGTTACGGGCGGCGTTTTCGCGGTCAACGACGTGATCGCCGGTTCGGGCGGCGGCGGCGTGACGGCCGGCTCGGTGCTCACGCAGTTGCTCACCGGCACCGGCGGCACCGGCGGCACCTTCGCGGTAGACCCGTCACAGACCGTAACCAGCTCTACCATCACGGTCGCGGCGATTAACGTCGAAACTAGTTGGTATTGTCAGAGTTCCGGCGCTGTCGGCGAAATCGTAAAGATCAGTCGTCTTCCGTAAATGCAAAGAAGAACCGGTTGCCAATATCTATATGAACACTGGCGTCCTGATTTTAATATCCCTTTTTACGTAGGTATTGGGATTGAAGGGCGTCCAGAAGATATAGTTAAACGCAACCGGTTTCATCACGCTTTTGTCGAAGAATTGTCTTGGTATAGCTTAAAGCCGATTATTAAGATAATCGGACAAGTCGAAACGCGTGCCGAAGCTAATCTTTGGGAGATTGGTCGGATAGCTGAATTACGTGCTGCTGGTGTCGTGTTAGCTAATATTTCTGGCGGCGGTTCTGGGATTTTGAACCCTACTGACGATCTCCGTAAAAGACTTGGAGAGATTTCCAGTAGTCGGGTGAGAACACCGGAATGGCGCGCGCGTATCGCCGCCTCTGTGACAAATCCATCTGCCGAAACGATCGCAAAACGAGTAGCGAAACTTACGGGTTATAAGCGTTCGCCAGAATTTTGTGAGAATGTAAGCAAGGGTAAGAAAAATCCTTCTTTGGAAACTAGAGAACATCACAGACAAGCCGCCTTACGTTCTTGGCAAAATCAAGAATGGCGCACTAATCAAAGTAAAGTGCGAATGGGTCAGATACGAATTACTGACGGTATTCGTAACGAGTACGCTAAGAGCGAAAACGATATACCGCCGGGATGGCGAAGAGGAATGACTAAACGACGAGGTTGGCATAAGCGCAAAACGTTACGTCAACTCGATACTACAACTACCCCGGTGTGTAACTGACAGAACAGAAGGAAATTACGACATGGAACTTCAACAGTCGCTCGCCGCGATGCGGGCGCACCTGCCGTGGCTGGACGAGGTCAAGGGCGTCCGCTTTGAGCCCGGCACCGAGCCAATGCTGTACGTATCGGACAATCCGAAGCGCGGCACGCAACATCGCATCGCGATGGACGCGCTGCCGGCGCTGACGACCGAGCCGAACGCGGGCGTCCCGATGCAGTTCGTGAACATCGTCGATCCGAAAACGTTCGACATCCTGTTCGCGACGCTCAAGGTGGCCGAGCTGTTCGGCGGCGAGGAGCAGCGCGGCTCATGGGAGATGATCTCCGCGATGTTCCCGACGAACGAGTTCGTGGGCGAGACCGCGTCCTACGACGATTACGCCGAGACCGGCGTGTCGACGGCGAACGCCAACTGGCCGCAGCGCGAGAACTATCTTTTCGAGACCAACATCTCGTATGGTGACCTCGAAGTGGCCCGCGGCGCGACGGCGAACTACAACGTCGTCATCAACAAGCAGAACTCTGCCGCATACATCCTCATGCGGCAGCTCAACTACATCTACGCCTTCGGCGTCAACGGGCTGCAGAACTATGGCTCGACCAATGACCCCGACCTGAGCGCGAGCCTGACCCCGGCGGTCAAGGCGTACGGCGGGACGGCGTGGACCGTCGGCGGCGTTATCAAGGCTACCCCGAACGAGATTTTTACCGACATCCAATCGACCGTCGGTCAGGTCATCTCGCAGGGTAACGGCAACATCACGACCGATTCGCCAATGAATCTGGGCATCCCCGCTTCGGTCGGGAACGCGGTGACCGCGGCCAACTCGTTCGGCGTGAACGTTAAGGGCCTGTTGTCCGACGCGTACCCGAACCTGAAGATCATCACGGGCATCCAGGAGTATTCGGCGATCAGCGCGACCACCCCGCAGGGCATCGCGGCCGGCAATCTGATGCAGATCGTCGTGCCCGAGGTCGCCACGCAGAAGACCGCGACCCCTGCGTATTCCGACCGGATGCGCACCCATCGGCTGATCCCGGCTACGTCCTCGTACCGCCAGAAGCGTTCGGCCGGCGCGTGGGGCACCGTGATCCGCCAGCCGTTTGCGATCGGATCGATGGTGGGGATTTAACCGATGGCCGAGCAGCAACCTCCCCAGAAGGGCGTACCGACGCCGATCCAGCGGGGCGAGCCTACCGACGCCCGCGGCGCTCCAGCTTTCGTTTCCACTCCTACGCCGCCTTCAGCGCCGGTCAGCGGGACGGACACCGTTACCGTGGCGTGCAAGTACGGTCCAGGCATCATTCTTCGCGGGTTCGTAAAGACCGAGGCGACGCGAGAGGTCATGGGCGGAGGCACCCAAAAATACGCCCTGTGGGAACCGACCGGCGAGACGCACACCATCCGTGGCCCGGTCGCCAACAACGCCGCGTATCGCCGTATTGGCGAGCTACCCGAGGGTATCGTCGGGGGCTATATGCTTAACCAAGGCGTTCCGCGCGACCTGTGGGAGTGTTGGTTGGATCAGAACAAGCATAGCGATCTGGTCCGTAATCGGGTCGTTTTCGCCGCGCCCGACTACCACCGCGCGATGGACGAGGCCCGCGACCTGAAGGATACTAAATCCGGACTGGAGCCGATCGACCCGTCGAAGCCGGGTGCCCGCTCACCCGAGCTGCGGGGTAAGGTCTTCGCCAGCGAGCATGCCCCCGGTGCCCGAGCGGCTTAACGCGGCGAGCGATCCTTCATCTTTAGTGAAGATTGCTTGTCGGGTTAATAACGGCCTGGTGCTAGAGAGCTACGCCGAGGTGATGGACGCCTCCACAGGCTTGCCTAAGTTCGAGGTGACCGCTCACGCCGTCCTCCCAGGCACCCACGCGCTGCGCGACTCGTCGGTCGTAGCGATCGGCGACGGCGGCGAGTACACGGTGACGCCCGTTCCGCTCGCGCTCTGGGAGGCTTGGCTGAAGGCCAACGCCGAGAATTCGCTGGTCACCGGCGGCATGGTGTACGCGATCGTCGAAGAGCCAGATAAGGAAAATCCCTGAGATGTCCCAGAAATTCTTCATCCCTTCGCTCGGTGACGTAAACTTTGAGCCGATCTGGCCCAGTGCCGGTCCTCCGACCAGCGGTACCTCCGGCACGTTCGCTGGCGTTGCTCACCAGCACGATCTTCTGCTAGATAACGTCAATTTTATCTTGTACGTGAACACGAATACAACGGCATCCCCGACTTGGACTGCTCTTGGTGGAGAACAGTCCAACGTTAACATCACCGGGGGCAAGATCAGAGGCGTTACCGTCGCCGCCACCTATGCCAGTCAGAGCTACGCCGGAGGACTCGTTGCGGTCGGATCGAGCCGTACGAACGCGCTCGCTCTCACCGCTGCGATAAACCGCGTTGTCACGGCGGCATCCAGCGCGGTGGGTGTTATCCTGCCGGCATCGGCCACGATCGGTGTCGGCGGCACGGTGACCGTGATCAACGACGGTCCGGGGAACTCATTCAAAGTATATGCGGCAGGATCGGACACCATTGACACTATCGCAGGCACGACGGGTGTCGTACTGACTAACGCTTTCCAGTGCGTGTACCAAGTGGACACGGCGGGCGCTTTCGTCTCGTACCGTTCGGCGGTCACGCGCTCAGCTTAGAGGGATGTCGGCAATACGGAAGCCGAAAACCCTCCGCCCCGTACGTCCCAACGCGGGCGTACGGGCGGCGTACCACGGACGGCTCGATCGGTTGCTGGAGGAAATGCACCGCTCCGTGACGCATTGGGTGCGGGCGGCGTATCGCGCTAAGACGCCGGAGATCGTGAAGTTGGCCGAGGACGCCAGCCCGGCGAGGACGTTGGACGAGGTCGTGTCATCTTTGATACGGCGTTGGCAGAAGCGATACGACGAGGCGGCGGACAATCTCGGCAGATGGTTCGCCCAGACCAGCGCGAAGCGGAGCGACACAACGCTGAAGGGTATCCTCAAGCGCGGTGGCTTTTCGGTCGAGTTCAAGATGTCGCGTCCGATGAACGACGCGTACCAGGCGGTCATCGGCGAGAACGTCGGGTTGATAAAATCGATCCCCCAACGTTACCTGGCCGACGTGCAGGGGCACGTGATGCGTTCCGTCCAGGCGGGGCGCGATCTCGGCTACCTTACCGACGCGATCGAGGCGAGCTACGGGGTGGCCCGACGGCGTGCGGCGTTCATCGCGCGAGATCAGAATCAGAAAGCCACGGCCGTTCTAACGCGCGTGCGTTACCAAGAGATCGGGATCCAAAGCGCGCGTTGGCTTCATAGTGCGGGAGGTAAGACGCCTCGACCTTCCCACGTCAAGGCCGGGCGCGACAAGGTCGTGTACGCGATCGCCGACGGCTGGTTCGACCCCGACGCGAAGAAGAATATATGGCCGGGAGAATTACCTAATTGTCGATGTACGGCGATCCCAGTGCTCCCGACATTGACCCAGAGCGAGGCTAGATGACCTTCACCCCCGCCGTAACCTTCAACTACACCGCGTGGCAGGCCCGTTACCCGAGCCTGGCGAACGTCGGCGACGATTTCGCGCAGTTGCTCTTCAATGAGGCATCGTTGTATTGTGCGAACGTCATCGGGATCGTCTGCGATCCGACGACGCTGCTAACGCTGTTGAATATGCTCACGGCACATCTGGCGTACCTCAATTCGCCGCAATTGGACGGCCAGCCGAACACCACGGGTACTTCGCCCGCGCCTGCTCAGGTCGGGCGCATCAGCAACGCCAGCGAAGGCTCCGTCAGCGTGGCGTTCGAGATGGCCCAGACGCCGCAGGAGGCTGCATGGTACATGCAAACTGCCCCCGGTGCTGCGTTCTGGGCGGCCACCGCGCGCTACCGCACAGCGCGCTACGTCGTGGGCAATTCGATGGGGCAGGCGTTCCCGTTCGGCGGCCCTTATCCGCTCGGCTCGCGCCGGTTCATTGTGCAGTGATGTTAACGACGCGATTCGCTTAAAAACGCTTCTGGCTGAGATGGCGACCAAATACGTTAGCGGCGGCGCGAAGTTCGCAGAAGCGATCAAAGAGATCGGGCGCAAGCTCGCTTCTGCGGGGACGCTTACTGTCGGCTTTTACGATACAGCCACTTATCCTGACGGTGGATTGAATGTTCCCACGGTTGCCGCAATTCAGGAATTCGGTGCCCCCCGCGCTGGTATCCCCCCGCGCCCGTTCTTCCGCAATATGGTCGCGAAGCATGAGGCCGAGTGGCCCGGCGTCATAGCCCAGCAGCTAAAGGTTACGGACGGTAACGCCGAGTTAACCCTGAAGCGCGTCGGCGCGCTCATCGCGGGAGAACTCCGAGAGAGCATTGTCGACACGAATGAGCCGGCTCTGTCACCTATTACGTTGATGATCCGCAAGATTATCGGGCCGAACGGTCACGCGACCTTCGCCGACGTGCTGGAGGCCAGGCGCCGCGTCAAAGCGGGGGAGACCGCTGACGGAGTTAGTACAAAACCGTTGGTCTGGACCGGGCATATGCTCAACAGTATAGATTACGAGGTGGACGACGAGCATTTCGAAGGTCCACGGGAAAGCTAGCTCGTGGGCCTAAATCTGCACGCAATAGTAAGCAACGTAATCGCGTCGGCAAATCCACCTACGTCGGGATTGCTGTATCTTTATATCGGGAGCACCAAGAACCCGGACTACACGCGCACCGCCAATTACACGACCTCGCCGGTGACAGTCCAGGTTCAGCCGCTCGGGTCCAACGACCTGCGGCAGCTCGCGGCGATGAACATTACCGGCGTCACGCGCAAGGCGTATCTCTACGGCAGCATCCAGGGCGTCAACCGCGCGGCGCAGACCGGCGGCACGATGCTCCAATTCCCGGTGAGTGGCGTCATGCAGACGTGGCTTGTTACCGCAGTCATCGAGGCGTTCGACCAGGCTGGGTGGTGTTCCGTTGGGCTCACCGAGCAGGTCAACCCACCCGCCTAGCGGATCGCGCCATATTCGGCATCGCAGAAATTCGCTGTTAGGTTTCGCATAGCGGCGTATCCCTCAAGTTCAGCGCGTTATACCGCGAAATTCGACGCGAGTAAAGCGATTATGCCCGTACCCGCCAGCATAAACCTAACCGAGTCCCAGTGTTTCCAGGTTCTTGGGGACTTCATCACGGCGGTGCTTCCACCGGGCGTTGACGTGGAGCAGGGTCAGGTGAACCGCGTCCCATCCTCCGCTGGCCCGAACTACGTCATTATGTCGCCTCTACGGCGGCGTCGGCTCGGCACCAACGAGACGAGCTACGTGGACAACGTGTTCACGGGTTCTGTTACTGGAACAGTTTTGACTGTGTCGGCGACGGAATATCTCGGTCCTTCTGGTATCCAGGCTGGCATGCAGATCGTTGACGGCAATTGGCCGAATACAGTCGCCACCAACACTGTGATCGTCGCTCAGCTCACAGGTTCGCCGACTGGCGGTGTCGGCACCTATACGATTTCCCCATCGCAGACCATCGCATCGGAGACGATGTACGCCGACCAGCGGCAGGACCTCCAGGAAACGGAGTTCGTTGTCCAGATCGACGTGTACGGACTTCAGGGTGGTCCGGCCGGCGACTCCGCACAGACGTTATCGACTTTGCTGCGGTCCGAGGTGGCGACCGAGTTTTTCCATGCTGAGAATCCGGCCGTGTCGCCGCTCCACGCCGATGACCCGCGGCAGCTTGCCTTCGTCGACGGCGAGTCACAGTACGAAGAGCGGTGGACACTCGACGTACACCTTCAAGTGAACCCTGTGACGGGTGTCGCGCAACAATTTGCCACCGTTGCTACGGTTACTCCCGTGGATGTCGAAGGCTCGTTTCCTCCGTAAAGGAGATATCATTTGGCCGTTACCCCCGCCATACCAGTGATGCCTTTAGCTAAAAGGGCTAAATCAGAATGATCACCCCCGCCATCCCGGCAAGTGCAATCGTTGACGTTATCCCCGGTGTACTCGGTCCGGGTGGCAACGGCGTCGACCTCAACGGCCTGTTCCTCACGCAGAATACCCGCGTGCCGATCGGCGAGGTCATGCTGTTCTCGGATGCTATCGAGGTCGCTGACTTCTTCGGCCAGAACGCCAACGAGGCTGCGCTCGCTTCCATCTACTTCCTCGGGCCGAACGACCCGACTGGGATCCTGGTGCAGCCTGGCGAGATGCTGTTCGCCCAGTACAACATCGCCCCGGTGTCAGCGTACTTGTGGGGAGGACCTATCGGTTCGGCCGGTCTCGCCGCGATCCAGGCGGTCAACGGCGCGCTGAGCATCACTATCGATGGCTCGGCTCATAGCGGCAGCGTCAACCTTTCGGGCGCGACCTCGTTCTCCAACGCGGCGCAGATAATCAGCGATACGCTCGGCATCACTAGCAACCCGGTGGGAGCCGTTTTCACCGGCACCATCTCGACCACCACGCTCACCGTTACGGCGATGCAATCCGGCACCGTCGCGGTTGGCCAGGTGATCACCGGCGCCGGGGTCACTGCTGGCACCTATATCAGCGCCCTCGGGTCAGGCACGGGTGGAGTCGGAACTTACACCATCAGCGCATCGCAGACCGTAACTCCGGCCGAGACGATCACCGCGACGCAACCCGCCGCGCTGTTCGCCGGCACGATCTCGACGACGACGCTGACGGCTTCCGCCGTCGCCTTCGGCACGCTGGCGGTTGGACAGATCATCGCCGGGGCCGGGGT